GTGAGCAGGTGAGCAGGTGAGCGCGGCCGCCGCCTGGCCGCCGCGACCAGGGGAGACCGCCGAAAATCCCCGCTACGTGGGGGGTGGCGCGAAACACGAGCCGCGATTTTGCCCAACTGTCCAAATGGATATTTCCCGTGCGAAATAACGGCCGGAAAGAAAATCGGGCGAAAACTTGACCAAAAAACTTTTTTTATTTTTCAGCCTGTTGCCATTTGTTGCCGATAGGCTACTATTGCCATACCAGGAGCGAACAAATGCAGACCGCCGCCCACAAAAAAACCGCCGCCGATATGGGGCTCGATTGGTCACTAGTGCGGTCGATCTATTCCGAATTGAGAGACTTGGAAACCCTGCGAATTGCTCGCACGCTGGAGGCTCGAAAAATCGCGTTTTCGTCTCTCTCTCATCGCCATGGCGGCCAATACAAACTGGCGCACCGCGACGCCTTCCGCGGCGGCGATATGACGAACCTGCCGCATTTCGACGACGTTGCCAAGGAGCTGGCCGCGGGCGAGATCCCCGAACTAGGGCAAGAAGATCCCGCGGCGGCATTGTGGGAGTTGATTTCGACTCCCGCCCCGGTGTTGCCGTCGGCCGACGACACAATGCGACGCGCCATCGAGACCGCCGCCGCTAACCGTCCAGCCGTCCAGCCGGCCGCTGCCGGTCTCGATGATTTTATTCCGTTGCCGGAGGCCGCGGGCTTGGCCGACGTAACCGAACAATGGTTGCGCAAACTGGTTGCGGCCGGCCGCGTGCCGGGCGTGCGAATTGGAAAAAACTATCTCGTTTCAAAAACAGCCGCCGAACAATTCCGCCGCCACCCGACCGCCGGCCGGCCGCGTGCAGTTGTCCCGTTCTAAATCTTTGTTGCCGATTGACCACAACCACGGAGTCTTGCCATGACAGTAAATCAGTTTTGCCGCCTTGCAAACGAGTTTGCCGGACTGCCGGCGGACGTGCGCCGTGTCGTCGAGACGATGGCCGCGGGAGATCTCGCACGAGCCGCCGACATGGCCGGAGGCCGCGGGAGCGATGCCTGGTGGGCCGCAGAGTTTTTCGCCAAAAAACTTGCCGACCATGGCGCGACGGAGCCGCCAAAGTTTACGAGCAAAATGCCGCCCGCCCGCCCGCGCACAGTGTCCATGTTTGCCGATTGAAACCTACCCCTACCAGGAGCCTTTACGATGCCCACGAAAACGAAAACCGCCGCCAAGACGACCGCCCGACCAATAAACCGCCCGGCGGCCGCCGCGGCCGCGTGGCGATGGCTCGACGACGCGGCCGCCGCGGCCGCCGATAGGATTGTGGACGCGGCCGCCCTGGCCGTCCTGCGAGGCCTAGCCGCGGCCCGCCGCGGGCTGGACGTTTGGGCCGCCGCCCTGGCCGCGGAGATCGAGCATAACCGCCGCGTTTCCGCAAGGGAGGCCGCCGCGGCCGCCCGTCCCCGGAAAACTGGCCGCCGCCGCCGCCGGCCGGTGATCGTCACCGCCACGATTGTGCCGCCGCCAGCCATTTCCGCCCGCTCGCGTGTTCCAGCATTGGCCGCGCCCGCGTGTTCTACGAATTGACCCCCGCGCACGTGTTCCACGATTTTTCACCACTAGCCCCAGGAGCCCGAACGATGAACGCCTACCGCATTGTCCGAATTGCCGACCCCAGGAGCCGCGGTGCAGTGTCCTGGTACGAAATCGAGGGCATGAACGCCGCCGGAGACCGCTGGCACGTTGCCACCTGCGACGACCGCCGCGAGGCCCGCGAACTACTCGCGGCAATTGAGGCCCAAATAGCCGCCGCCGGCACGGCCGCGGAAAAAAATAGTTGACCGCTTGACCCGTTGTAGCCGATTGAATATAACACCTACGAAACAACCCGAAACCGCCGCGGGCAATCGGCGGAAACCACTCGAGACCGAAGGAAACCGATACCATGAGCGTCGCCCAACTCGAAACCCGAGACCTTGCATCCGTCGCCGCCGTTGCCGTTCGTCACGGCCTGGCCGAGCTCGCCGAAATCGTCGACGTGCTCGCGACCGTTGCGGCCGCTAACGCGGCCGCCCTCGTTGAGCAATACGGCGAACCGACGCCGGAGCCCGCTACCGCAGACGAGATCGAGGCCGCGGCCCTGGACATTCTGGCCGGCCGCCTGGACGCCGCCGGATGGCCGCCGCTGGGCTATAACTGCATCACGAACGCCGGCCGCGACTTCCTCCCCGAGGCCGTCGCCGACCGCCTGCGGCTTATTGAGCAGGAGGCCCGCCGCATTATCGACCGGGCCGAACGCGAGCAGGCCCGCGCCGAGGCTAACGCCGTCGCGTATGACGACGTGCCGCAACTGCAGACCATGACCGGCGACCAGATCCGCGCCGCGATGGAGGCTGCCCAGGCCGACCGCGTGATCGTGGCGACGTTCCGCGTCGACGAGTCCGATATGCACACCGACTACTTCGGCGGCCGCACGGCTCGTGAAGTTGTCATCGGTCTAGGCCGCGGCCGGCGTGAATCGTTCGCCCAACTGCGGAAAGCCGCGGCGGCATTCAAGCCGACCAGCGACTACGGGCCGGGGCTTGGCCGCTGGTTTGCATATCCGGCCCTCGATGCCGATTGCGTGCTCGCCAGCGGTGAGCATATGTACCAGGGGAGCCGCTCGCCGTGGCACCGCGACGACCACGCCGGGCCGCTGCCGACGCGGGCCGCGGCCGAGGCCCACGCGGCCGCCCGCCCGCTGTCTCCGTTGAGCATCAGCACGGACGGCACGGCGCGACTTGTGCCGCTTGTCTGGAAAATCGACGAGGAAAAGATCGAGCACCGCGAAAACTACAGCATGGGCGGCGGCAACTATCTCGGCGATAGCCGATATGGCGGATGGCAGGTGAAAAGCTCCACCTACGCACCGCAAACCGCGGAAGTGTTCAGCCTGGCCGCTTTTGGCACCAAACCGAGGCGATAGCAGCCCGGCCGCCCCGGCCACCCCTGCCGCCTGCGGGCAGGGGGCACCGGGCCGGCCCGGCACGTCGCCGGCCACCGAGACCCGCCACTACCCGAGACCAGGAGCCCGAAACCATGAAAGCATCCACCGACATCGCCGCCGCCATGACCGACACCGCCACCCGCGCCGCCTATAGCCGCTTGAAGGTACTCGGCTGGACGGCAGCCGACATTGAGACCGACCGCGACGCGCTCGCCGGCCACCTGGCCGAGACCGTCGCCGAGGCCTGGCCGGCCGCCCTGGCCGACGCCCGCGACGCTTTCGCCGCCGGCATGGAGGCCGCGGGCGTGCAGACGTTTCAGGCGTCTATCGTCCTGGCCGGCATCGAGGCCGCGAACCGCCACCACGCCGCCACGAGGGCCGAACTCGTCACGGCATGACCGCTCGACGCCCCCGCCACCGGCCGCCCGCGGGCCGGAACCGGGGCCGCCGGCACTTCCGCCGACTGTCCGAAACCCGAGGAGACCCGAGACCATGAAACGCCGCCACTACTGCCCGCCGCGAGTCCTGACCTTGAAGTATGCCGCCACCTGCGCCGAGACCGGCCGCCGACTTCCTGCCGGCTCCCAGGCTTTCTACGTCTACTCGACCGCGAAAGCCTACGCCCTCGACTCGCAGACCGCCGCGAAGCTGGCCGCTAAGCAGGAGGCCGGCGGCCCGGATCGGTTCGACATGCTCTACGAGGATTCTTGCGCGGCCGCCTGCGGCTTGTGACCGCTGCGGCTTCCCCGCAACCGGCCGCGCCCGCGGCGGCCGGCGACGGGGACGCCGGGCACGTCGTCCGACGCTCGACCGATTGAACCCGAGAAACGAGGAGTAGAAATATGGGCTGGGATGGAATTGAACTTCGGGACGAAACGCCGGCGCAGTTCGTGCGGCGCGATATGGAGTCGAACGGGCACCAGGTTGTGAGGCTCTATCACGTGCAAGACGCGGTATACGCTGCCGTTCGGCTTGGAAAGCCGGACACGATCAGCAAAGCCGGCGACGTCGTGGCCCTGGTGGTAGCCATCCGCCACGACGGCCGATATTGCATGATGAAATGGATGCACGAGGCCGAAGGCCCGTGCTACTACGACGCGCCCGCCGAGCTGCTCGACGTGCTGACGCCCTGCGAGGCTATGTATTCGCCAGCCTGGCGGGCACGGTGCCGCGAGACCATCGCCGACCGTGCAGCCGGCCGGCCGGCTCGCGTTCACGTCCTGGCCCGATAGCCGCGGCCGCCCCCACGCCGGCCACGGCTCACGCCGAGGCCGGCCAGGGGGATGCCGGGCACGTGCTCGACAATCCCGAAACCCTAACCACGAGGAGCCTTGACCATGAGACCCGCAGAGACTTTCCCATACGGCACAACCCTACGGCACGTGGCCGGAGGGTACAGAATCCACCGGCCCGACCGCCACTCATACGGCCGCGTTTTCGTGCGGCTCGTCAACGGCCAGGCCGGCCAATGGTGGCGGGCTCGCTGCGATGCCTGGGACGGCTTCGCCTGGAGACGAGACCGGACGATAGCCCGCCCGACGCTCGACGAACTAGAGGAGGCTGTCCGCGACTACGTGCAAGGCCTCGACAATCACGCCCGCGCCTGCGAGCTCCCAGGCTGACCGGCCCGAGACAGGAGCCCCGCGCCCGCGTGTTCTAGGATTTTCGCGCCCGCACGTGTTCTAGCATTTTCGGAGCCTTGCCCGTGACTCGCCAATCGGCAATAATCCCGACACCATGCCAAAAATTGACCCATCCCTGTACGTCACCATCGGACACGCCGCCAAGCTGGCCGGCGTTACCCGATTCTGGCTGCGCGAGCAGGTCAAGCAGGGCAGGGTACAGGGCGTGCAGATCGACGGCATATGGTTCGCGCTCCGCTCGAGCGTTCAAGCGTTCGCCAAGAATCCTTGCAGCGTCGGCCGCCCGCGCAGCGGCGCGGCCGAGTAGCCAACTCGACGATTTTTTATTTCAGCCCTTGCCCCCTACTTGCCGACCGGATAGTATCCATCAGCCGGCCACGCGGCCGGACACCACTAGCAACCAGGAGACCGAAACCATGCACGACGACGACGCGATCATCCTCGACGCCTGCCCTGCCCACGAGGCGACTCTAGGACTGTTCGAGACCAACCTAGCCGCCCTGCTCGACGATCCCGTGGCCGACGGCCTGGCCCGTGCCGAGGAGCTCGCCCGGCAGGGCGCGCTCTCGCCCGCCTACGTGGCCGCGGTCTACCGCGACGCCGGCCAGCCGCTCGACGAACGCGAGCAGGCCGGGCTCTACGTTATGGGCCAACGCGAGCTACTCGACGAGATTTATTACCTGGCCGACTACCAGGGATAGCCCGACGATGCCGGCCGGGCACGTCGCCCGGCCGGCCGGAACGATTGAACCAGATACCAACGAGGTGCGATTATGGGAGCCGTGAAAAGATTTTACGAGGACTGCGCGACTGCGGGCCGATGCCCGGTGAGCCGAGAAACGTGGGAATATCTCGACGGCTTAGAGGCCGCAGATACCGCGCTCGACTGGATCGGATATTGCGAGCACGACTACACAGGCCGCGACGGCCGGCTGCACGTCGAGGACTGCATCACGCTCGAGTCGGCCCGCCGGCTTGTTGCCGAGGGGCTCGCAAACGACGAAATTACGTCGTTCGTGGAATGTTTCGGCGACATGGCCCCAGCCTGACCCCCGGCACCGCCCCGCCCGCGGCAACGCGGTCGGGGTGAGGCCGGCGGCCACGCGGCCGCGATTGTGACCCGATACCAGAACCAGGAGTAGAAACCATGAGCGCGTGGATTTTGACCGACATCGCCGGAGAGCACGCTAGGACGCACGGCGGGCTGTGGGAGCCGTTGCACAATGACGGAGAGCCGAGCGCGGACGTTACGCGGTTCGCCACGAAAAAGGACGCAGAGGCAAAGGCCGCAGAGCTTCGGCGGGCCGACGTTCACTCGCGTCCAATGCTGATCGTCAGGCCAAGGACTTACAGCGTTGCGTTTGTGCTTGAGGCTACCGGCGAGTTTGAAATCGTTGAGCATTTTTCCGCAACCGACGACGAGGCCGCAAACGCCTACGCTGAGAACAACTACCAAGGCCGCCCATGGTACGTGCTCGACGAAAGCGGCGAAAACATCAACGGGTAAACAGCGGAAGCAGGAAAATGAGTTACTCGCACTACATCGAAGAACTTCGATCTACTCGCCTGCGGCCATACGCCGCGGCCGCGATCGCCGAGGCGCGCGGGTACGAATCCGACGACCTGGCGGCAATCGTCGGCCGCGGTGGCCGCCGCCATACGCTCGTGGCGGCGGCAGCTTTTCGGTTCGCCGAGGAGGCGGCAACGGAGGCCGAGGAACTCGCGGAGGCAGACCAGGCCCGGCGCAGACAGGAGGAAGCCGAGCAGGTCGACTACCTAGCCCGCAGGGCCGGGCTCGACGCCGCCAGGCAGGCCGTGGAGGCTGCGGTAGCGGCGGCGGGATGGACGCTCATTTGGCGGCATAGCAGCCTGGGCTCAACGTACTTCTGGCTGGAGAATCCAGCCGACGAGCACGGCGAGCGGCTTGCGATGCGGATCAGCGACCACGCCGCGCCAAATGGCTCCGGCTGGAATGACGAAAAGCAGCAGCGGCACGCCGCACCCGACATCAACATCGTTTTGCGCCGCACGACTGCCGGAGAATATGCGTTTGACCTAGCCACGCTCGTGGCAGCGTTAGAGGAGTAGCCAGATGCTCGCCGCCATCATCCGCGACACGCTCCGCGCCGGCCTGGCCGTGGCCGTCATGGCCGCGGCCGCTGGCCTGGCCGTGGAAACCCGTTACCAGTGGGCCGCCATCGCCGTGGCCGAGCGTGCATGCTCGACGATGCACGCCGCGGCATCCTGCTCGACGATCCCCACGCCCGCCCGCGTGCCCGAGGATCCCGGCCGGCTCCGGCGGCTGGGCCGGTCGATGCTCGACGTGGCCGACGCCGCCCTAAACGTCGTGCGCTAGCGCGTGCTCTAGGATTGCCGCTCGCGCTTGGCTAGCTCTAGGGCTAGGCGCGACATCATCCGCCGCACGTGCGGCTCGCGAAACCACTCCTCGAGCATGTAGTGGCAGAGTTGCATGGCGACCGTGCCGAGGATGGTCGCCCATAGCACCCCGATGCCGTGGCGGGCCTCGTAATGCTCCCGCACCTGGGCACGGCACAGCCGCATGGCGTGCTCTAGGGCCGCATGGTTTTTCCCGTGCCGGAGCACCGCCTGCAGGTGCCTCGCCGGCCAGTGCATGACCACCAATTCGGTGATCTCGCGGATACGGGCCTTCCCGACGATTGCGGTTCTGCCCGACGACACGCCGGCCGCAACCCGCCCGCAAAACTGATCGAGCTCGTCGCTCATTTCAGCGGGCACCGTCCGTCGGGGCACGCGGGCGTATTTGCCCTAGGATTGCCGGGCTTGCTCTTGCATTTGCAGGAGGCAGGGCAGGGGCAGGGCGTCCGATGCCCGTCGCCGTGCGTGATGAAGCCGGTGCCCTTGCACTCCCCGCAGCACTTCCCAGGCGCAGGCGTCGGGGCTGGCGGGGCAGCGTCCACCGCCATCGAAGCGTAAGCCGCCTGGCACGCCGCAGCGGCCCGCGGATGCTCTAGCAATACCGCCCCAGGATCGGCAGACAAGCCCGCCAGAAACGCTATTGTCGCTTCCCAGAGTGTCACCAGCCGGCTCCATGATTGAGGAGTGGCTCACCGTCCGCGCCAATGCGGGCGTGAGCGTATTGGGCTTCGTGCTGCTGCGGCGGCTGCTCTGCGATCAGCATGAACCACAGCGCGTTTTTAGCCGCCTTGGCAATCCAGCGGAGCACCGGCCGCTGCGGCTGGGAGTCGGGCACTAGCGGCGACCACTCGGACGATGTGAACCACCAGCCGGCGACCATGCAGGCAAGGCAGAGATAGGCAAGATGCTTTTTCGACAGCGTGACCATGGCAGTCCTACGGAAGGAAGGTGAGCGATTCTGCGGGCATTGGCTGGAGCCACTCGCCGTGATGGAGGTCGCGCCAGCCGAAGCCTTGGACGGAACCCACCGCGAATGAATCGAGCCCCGATAGCATGGAGTCGACTGTTTCCCGCGAGACCCAAAACGACCCCTCGGGCTGATCGTCGGGCCAGAGCGGGCCAGAGTTCCACGCCGCCCAACTGTTCAAAGCCAACAGCCCATCACGGGGACTGCCGTTCTTCTTGTAGCGCACCGCAGCGAAGCAAAGGCAGTGAGCCCAGCGCGTCGTGCTCCGCCCGTCTGGCGACGCCCACCCGCCATCATCGCGGCGAGACGAAAAGCCGCTCATCGAGCAGACGGCAATCGGAAAGCCCGCTTCTATTGCGGCTGCCGCCTCATCGAAGTTGCGAACCAGGGCGACATGTTTCGCAGGGTGTTTCTTGGCGATGCCGTCGAGCTTGCCCTTGTCGCCCTGGCCGCCGTTGCCCCAATTGCCCCACGCCTTTGCCCGGTCGGCTGAATATTCGCGGAGGTCGTGGCCGCCAACCTGCTCGCGGAACACGGTGCCCCAATCCCGATACCAGCGGGCAGCCGCGCCGCCATACGACCCATCGCTCCACCCGCCGCCACCCTCGGGCTTGTTGCGGGCTTCCACTCGCGAGCCGCCGTACGAGCTCTCGGAGCTCACGCGAAGCGGTGGCTCTGCGAGCCGGCCCGTCTCCCAATCTACGCACAGAGCGATATAAACGGCGTGCTCGCCCCAGCCCATCGAAACGCAGTCGCCTATCCCCTGCCGGATGCACTTCCACGGCTTGCCGTAGCGGGCAGCGTGCGCACGGTACATAGGGCGGTAGAGGAACGTGTCGACGCCTTTCGCCTCGCGGATCGTCTCCGCTCCGGCGTCTCGGAATAGAGGCTGGTCGAGTTCCGCCAGAAACTCGCGGACGCCTTCGGGGTTGGGCGTGTAGCCGAAGTCAGCGGTCATCTGCTGCCTAGGCCGCAGGCCGACGTAGATTGCCGCACCGATAAGCAGGCCGGCAACAAAGATTCTCACCCGCCAGGCGTCAACGAGCCGCATCTTCGCACGCCCTCCCTAACTCCCGGTACGCTGCAACCCATTTGCTGCGCCCCTCGGGGCCGATAGGGCCGCCAGAAGTGCCGACTTCTGCGTTGAGAAACTCCTCAATGGCCGCCCTTGCGTGCGGCTGGCGTTGGCCGATTGACTCGCCGCGACACCTGCCCTCGCGGGCTGCCACTCGCAACTCATCAAACGCCACTCCAGACCGAAGCCGCGGCTCGTTTTTCATGCCGTCCCACTCAATCACGTTGGCGAGTTCGTCACAAAGCCCCGCCAGCATGGCGGCATCAGAGGCTGCCGTCGGGCCGATGAACTTTCCTCGCAGGTTTAGGCCAACGCGATCAGGCGCGGGTGTCGGCTCCGGCTTCTTGCCGCCAGACATGGACGCCAACAGCCCCAGCACGAGGAGAACAATGCCGACCACCACGCGGGGGCTCATCGGTCACTCCCGGCCACCAAGGCAAGCGTGAGCGTGTCGATGGCTTCCTTCACGTCGTCGGCCAGTTTGCCACTTGACTGCTCCACGATCCGCCGCCGCACGTTCGCCAGATCGAGCATGGCCCGCTGGTAGGTGATCTCGCTCGGCTTGCTGGGCTGCGGCTGCCCCAGCATCTTCACGCCCAGGCGGATGGCGAACGGCGAGAACAGGAGCAGGCAGGCAGCACCCACCAGAATGGACGCGATCATCGCAGGGAGATCCTCACGAGGGGCAGCATGGACTCCACAGCACCGCTGACGGCCAGGAGCAGGAGTTGACGGACGGCGGGCCGGACGATGACCCAGGCAGGCCAGAGCACGACGGGCACGGCCAGGCCGGCCAGATCGTCAAAGAGCATTCCGACGGCCTCGACGACCCACGCCTTCTTGTCGGCACCGCTCTCGGGGAGCGTGTCGACAGCGGCCATCACGACCCGCATGAGCGCGATTGCGAGCTCCGCGAATTCCGCAATCGTCACCCCGTCGGCCGCATGGGCCTTTGCCGTTTGCACGAACGCGACGATTTTCTCGCGGACGCTCAACAGGTTGCCCGCCGCCGTCACCGGAGCCGTGGAAATCATCGAATGAGTCCTTCCTCAAAGGCTTTTTTTGCCGCCTCGACCGTCACGTACTGGCCCGTGGATTCGGACAGGGAAAAGGCCAGGAGTTGCCAAAACCCGATGCCGTTGTCTGCCTTGCCGCGGCTGGTGATGCAGCCCAGGCCCGTGCGTTTCATCGGCGTGTAGTGGACGTGATCCCCGCCGGCTCCAGGTGCGGCCAGCGGCTCCCGGCCGCCTGGGCCGTGCCGGAACTGCGTCTCGTCTGGTCGCTGGCGACGAATCACGGGCGGGCGGCTCCTCTACACTCATTGTACGGTTGTTCACCTGCCGCCCGATCCAGCCTATTGCCGCGCCTCGAGCATCGTTTCCGCCCAACACGCTGCGTAGCCGCACCCATCTAGCGGGTTGTCGCGCTGCGGCTTCTCTTGGTGCCGCGCGAGCTTGTCGAGCATCATGATTTGCGCCCAATCCTCCGGCGTGAGAGGCTCGCGGAGTTTGTGGGCAAAGATCGCGTTGATGGCCCCGACTGTGCGGCGAAAGTGCTCGGTCGGCGGCCCGTACTTCTCGCGACGGTCGCGAACCGTGTCGATGGCGTCTCGCAGCACCCTCTCGGCCTCGTTCGCAGCGGGCTTCACTGGCGGCGCGTCGCCAGAAAACACCCTCCGCTCCGATTGCCCGCGAATTTTCCGCTGCGTCTCCTCGTACCGACGCTTTACGGCCGTCCACGCCTCCTCGATCTGGCCTGGGTTGGCATTTCCAGAAATGAACGGCGACTCGGGCGTCTGCTCGTCGTCCTCGGCAACAACCTGGTCAACGTCCGGTATCGGCCCGCGCGTATCCACCGCCGTGGGGTGACAACGGCCGCCTTCGCAGCACGCCGCGGACGCCGCCCCTCCTGCGGCCAGCCTCGACTCCACGGCCTCGCGTAGCCTTGCGTTTGCTTCCTGCAGCGTGTCGGTCATGTCCTGTAACTCCTTGAGGATTTGGGTTCTCTCGACCAGCATCCAGTGGCACATGGCAGCCAGCGAGCCGGCCGTGCCCGTCCACTGGCCCATATGCCTGTTCTTACGCTGGATAATTTCAGATATGTAAGAATCCGGCAGTCTTCCTTCTACCAAAGCAGTCGCCGTTGCCAATGCCGCCCCCTATGCCCTGCGCCGCTCGGGCTGCGGGCCTGCCACGAACATGCCGACCAGGCCGCCTTCGGGCTGGTAGAAAAACGACTCCATCGCCCGGCGTGCGCCAACAAAGCCCATTTGGGCGTGCCAATCATCTGCCGGCCCAAGCGACGGCGCGACCCTCACCAGCACGGAATCGACGGTCTCAATGGGCATTGACCACTCGGCGGCCTGGGAATGGAAATGGCCCGTATGGATTTCGCGGTAAGACGACTTCCCCCACAGGTCGGCGGCCTCTATTGCCATCAGTTGCGGCAACTTGCGTTTGGCCCGGTGGCCGTGGGCGATCCCCAGCAGATTGCCGCCATGCGTCAAATACTGCCGGCCGGTGAACCGCTGCGAAATACTCACGCGACGATCCCGCCGGAACCGCTCGGCCATGATCCGCTGAAAGGCCCACGAGAGGGTTTCGTCGTGATTGCCGTGGACGATATGCACGTCGGTCGGGCAGGTCGCCGCAGACCGCTCAATCAGCCCGATCAAGCAATCGCTGCCAATCTCGATCATCTTTTGCAGCCGGCCGTCCATGCTGCCCGCCAGGCCCGTGCCGCCGGTCGTCGTGCCGGCAACGGTATCGAAGTGAAACAGGTCGCCCACCAGCACGACGGAACGCCTGGACGGCTTGTAGATGGCGTCGCCGTTGTCGATCAGCTCGCGGCCAGAGTCGCCTACGACACGCTCCGCGATGGAAAGGTCGTAGTCTGCGTCGCCCGTGCCCTGCTTCCAGCAGTATTTTCCGAAATGCGTGTCGGCGATGGGAAGCACCTGCCACGCCGCGTGCCGCCTCTTGTGCGGCTTGGTCGGCTTCGCACGCACCGCCTTGGCGGCAGACTTGATGACGGCCTCGACGCACTCTCGGACGCCAGGGCCGCCGCGAGGCTTGAGCCGGACGAACACTCGGTGCAGTTCCGTCACCGCAGCCCCGCCGTTACCGTCGCTCGTCGCACACTCCCATTTGGTAGCCTCGCTCGCGGCCACCTCGTAGCGAGACATATCGGCCTCGATATGCCGCAGCAGGTCTTCTACCGTCTTGATGCGGCGGCTCGTGCTGCGAGCCTCTAGCGTGTCGCCGGTCTGCGTCCGCGTCACCTGCTCGGCGTCTGCGGCAGGAGTCGGGGGAGGCAACTTGGAGGCAACGCTGTTGGCTAGGCTCGCTTGTTGAGCCACGCCACGACGCCTTGGACGCCTGCGATCTCCCATCCTCTCTCCTTTGCGGACTCAATGACGGCTATCGCAAATGCACGCTTTGTGTGAACCGCTGGATTGAACGAGCGACGCACGACCTCAAGCTCGTCCCTCGCGTCTGCTGGAAGCCTCTCAATCCAGCACTTGCTCCCGTGGTTCTTTATCTTCACTCGAGACAGAACAACGTCCGCAAGCGTTGGCTTCTTCGCCGCCATTCGTCACTCCTCCTGTTCGTCGTCTGCAATTAGCCCCTCGGCCTCCAAGATCCCGGCCACCGTTGTCGCGAACTCCTCGACGCTCTCCTCGGCCAGGTCTGGAAACCTCGCGTGCGTGATCTCGTGTACGAGTGCGTCAGCCAATGCGAGGCCGCGAAGGTTCGCGGCAACACGTATCAGCCGCTTTGCCCAATCACAGTCGCCGTCGCGATCCCTCGGGTAGCGGACATGCCTGATCGTCCAGCGTGTTTCGCCGATGTAAACGCGGCGGCTCTTGGTCGCGTGCTTGTCGCGTGCCACGGCGAATCTCCATGCCAAAACCTAGTGTTGCACGGATGAAATAAGGGTCAATGCCAAAAGGCGGCCCTAAAGGCCGTACATTTTTTGGGCGGCTTGGCGGATGCTTTTTTGCACTCTCACGCCAGCCTCATTCAGCCATTTCTGCCTATATTGACACCCGCACCCGCCAGGCTTGCCAGCCGTCCGCGTGATGGCCTCGACGCGCTCTTTCGTGATACCCACCGCCGTGAGGGCCTTCTCCACGAGGTCGCCCACCATGATGGGTTGCCACTCGGGCTGCGGCACTGGGCGGCACTCGCGGTACGTCGGCAGTCGCCTGGCGACGTAGCCGCAGGCTGGGCAGGTCATCGCCTGGTTGTCGAAGTCGCAGAGCGTCATGGGGACAGCGACACCGCGCCGCAATCGTTAGATCCAGCGAGCGAGAATGACATGCCAACCGCGCTACAAATAGGGGTTGGCTGACAGTCGCCGCAGGCGTTTTCTGGAGAGCCCGACACGTAACTGCAGTCGCCAAGGGCCACGATTGCCGTCGCGCGACATTCGTAGTGGCATCGGTCGCAGCCGCTTGCGTCCGGCTCAAACTCATATTTTGGCGGATTTGGCTGCGACGAGCACGGAGAGATAGAGATTGTTATGGTTGCCGACTGCGTATGCTGCCCCTGCGTGACGGCCGCGCCGCCGACCCACCGCAACGCTTGCGATGCGATTCCAGACGCCAAAACATACGTTCCAGATAAATCTACTTCTTTGGTCGCTCGCGGGTCGGTGATTGACACTTCTATCTCGGCCGGCACTTCTTCTTCCCCCTTGCAGCAAATGCTGCACGAGTACCCGCCGGAGTCCTTGAATTGCTGGTCGTATTCGCCCCCAACCGACACCGTGGCAGTCGCGCCGCCAATGGACGTGAATTCAATAGGCTCGTCAACTCCGTCGAGCCACGTGTCGCAATCTTCGACCAGTTGTTCAGTCGTGAAAGTCGTGTTGCACGACGAAGACGTTGCGGCGTCGCTCGACACAGTACCATTCCTGTTGACATTTGATTCTGACACGAGCCGCATTTCAGGAGGGGTATTTGGCCCGTAATACTGAACCTCAAGGTATCCAAGCAGCCCTTGTCGATTGCCGACGCCGCACATGCGGTGAATGTATTTGCACGGCTCGTTTTGGTTTAGCGAGCCAATGCTGTGGTTATTCCGTTTCACGACAACTTCCATGCCGTTGTAGAACGCGCCGCAGCATTTCGTGTTGAGCCATTTCCACGCCAAATAGCCGTCGCCCGGCTCGTCTATAGTGATGGCCGTGATCTTTCCGAACGTACTTTCATCATCCGGGTCTTGGCCGATAGTCACCGACAGTTCTGCGTCGCTTCCGTCGCTAGGAAACGCCTGCGAGATTGTCACCGTCACGTCCGCAACGTATGGCGGCTCATTCGGGTCTTCGCGGTAGTAGAGCCCCGGCTCTGTGACGACGACGTATCTGGCATCCGGGGAATCTTTGTAGTAGAGCCCTCCCGTGTTGATGAACACGACTTCCAACTGATCTGTCTGGGAGCCGATGTATATTCCGGCAGCCTCTAAATCGACGGACAGAATGGCCCCGTTTTCATCTACGCTTGAGACTGACCCGTACGCGGCCTCAATAGTTGTTCCGTCCTTGGGGTCGTCGAAATTGACCTCCACGTATTCGCCTTGAGAGTACCCGCTCCCGCCCGCTGATACGGAAAGGCTTTGCAGTTGATACGTTTTTAGATGCTCACCGCCCCACTGCGACTCGTCAAGCAACGTCCACAACGGCTGCAGCACGGCCCCCGACCCGGAAGACAGCTCGTACGTCACTGGGTCGGCGATGTAAATGTCTGCATTTGCTGGCTGTTCGTGGACGACACCGCCTGTCACGACGGCCGCGGCCACTTCCACGTCATCTTCGCCAAGGTTTATGACGAGCAGGCTTCCCTCCTCGTAGCCCGCCCCTCCGTCCGTCACCTCCACCAAAGACACCGTAAACTCAATCGGGTCGAGCGGATATGGCGACACAAGGGACGTTGATACGGTGGCCGTGGCCGGCGCGCTATTCACTTCCACCGCTACAGTCGTGGACGCAGACCCGGCAACGGTGATTTCTGGGGCCGACCGCACGCCAGAAATGTCCTTGTAATACTTGCCCTTGTTCGTCACCACAACGGAGTGCAGCGCGTCCGTTCGAGAGCCGACGTACTTGCCTGCTGGCGTAAACGTGGTGTTGGCGATGTCATCAGACACAAATACGGATTCTATTACGCCTCCGCTGCCAACCGTTCCGGCGTCTATGTACGCATCCTCCAGCACAATGCCGTCCTCGTCCGTAGTGAACGAGAGGTAGATCCTGTCATTGTTGGCGTAGCCGCTACCGCCGCTTGTGACGTTCACGCTGGAAAGTTTGTACGTTTTTCTGTGCGGCAGCGGCCAAAGCGATGAATCTAGCAGAGTCCACACAGGCTCCAGAACCGCGCCGGCTCCGTTTGTCGTGTCGATAAAAATGTCAACATTTTCCGGCTCGTCGTGGACGACGCGGGCGTAGGCCGTCGCGGCCGTAACAGTCACGTCAGATGCCGCGGTGTTGAAGGTGATACTGCCTTCCTCCGAGTACCCAGATCCTCCGTCGGAGACGGAGACGGCCTTTACTCGCCACGTTTCCTCCATGCCGCCGAGCGTCAGGCTTGGTGCCTTTCTGTCGAGGTAAAGCCTAGCCTTGGCCGCCGTGACTTCCGTGTCGCCTTCGGATTCAGTGATGATGAGTTCGTCGCCGTCTGCGTAGCCGGTGCCTCCAGATGCCTCAACGGAGGCAAGAGACCACTGGTCAAACACGTTGCACGCGATGTCTTTTGACGTTGATAGGGTCGGCGTAAACGTCGCGCCGGAGCCGCTTCCTCCGCTAATCGTCAGCAAAGGGGCGACTCGCCCAAGTTTTGCGTAGCCGCTCCCGCCGTCCTTTAGGCTCACGGCTGAAATTGGCCCTTTATCCGTCTCCGGGTCGCCGCCTGGGGCCGTGACTTGAGCCTCGGCCCCGCTGCCGTAGCACGACGAAAACTCGAGGGTGATTAGATCTGGCCCCTGCGATTGGTCTTGCAGCCCGTTGAGCGTCACGGTCAGCGTTTCCGGCAGGCTGCCTACCGTACAGAGCGTGCAAGGATTGCAGCAGGCCGAGCACGACGTGCCAAGCATCATCCCGGCAGGAAACATTCCAGCCGCAAACAGCCATAGCCCGACGAGGACGCCAGCAAGAGGGTCTGCTTCTGCGAACAGTTCAATCACGTCAGCACTCCGCTGCGATCAACACCCAGGTGCTTCCAATGAGCGCGCAGGCAACGCGCCTAGTGCTTTGCGCAGGAACCGAAACAGTGGCGAAATGGTTCGTGGCCGTGAATGTCGGGTTCCCGTAAATGTTCCCGCCGTCACCTGCTTTTTCAGTAACGGTGGCCGTTGCCCCCTTGTTCCAGTTGGCGGATATTGTCCCAAGCCTGACCGTCGTTCCACCAAGCACGACCAGTGCCCACACACTGTCTTTCCACAGCACTTGAAAACTGGCTGCCTTTGGCAGCTCTATCAACTGAACTTGCACCGCGCCGGCAACGGCGACGCGGCCAATGGTGTTGTTTTTTATGGGCTCAACAGACACGCACCAGCCTGTTGTCGTGCTGGACGCAACATTGGTCGTGAGCACAGGCATCCTCTCAAACTGATGCTGCGCGACAGGATCGCTATCGGGGCTGATGTCGAACCCGGAGATCGCCATGACGGCCCATGAGTCCACGTCGTTTCCAGTGGAGTTTCTCGCGTAGACCCACGTGTACGGAGCCGACTGATACTCGAGCCCGGCCGCCATGCTGCCAGGCTTAGTCGCGATAGAATCCAGCATCCGATTCCACGCCTGGGCGTGAATCTTCAACTTCTCGCCGGATTGCACTTTGCGGAATGGATCCACGACTAATACACGGCAGGGCCGGTGGCAGCCGGCGTGTAGAGGGCAGGGAAGTCGGTGCCGATGCCGAGCAGCGAGAAGTCGCCTTCTGGATAGATCGTGTCCAGGTAAACGTACTTTGGACGCTTGATGAGATTGTTGTTGTCTTTAGCGTTCTCGTACTGAATCCACAGGTATTCCCAACCTTTTTTGTTTGTCACGGAAATTGTGCCGACGGTCTTCGACGCCTCGTTTGGGCGAGCCGAGAAGCTAAACGTAACCGTCGTGCGAAAATCGCCGCGGGCTATATCCGCCCGCGCGCCGAGGAAAAGGCACTCCCCGGCCTCAAACACGCGAAACGTCGCGTCGTTCACCTTTCCGGTCAGGTTGTAGAGCGTGGCTACATATTGGTCAGTCATCCACACAGTCGGGATCGTCCACGTCTCCGTGAAATTGAAAACAGGAGAAACAACGTCCAAGCCGTTTACCTGGTCTCCGCTGACGTTGATCGCCCCCTTGTAGTCAGGGGATCCTTGCGCCGGAAAACGCCGCTCTCCGGCCGACGCGCCTGTCGGTGTGTACGCTTGCGTGATGTGTTCTTGCCCGCCCGACGTGTCGAACGACACGCTGGCGGGAAACAAATCTTGATCCTGCTCTTGAGAAGGGTTTTCGTCCGGCGTGATGGCTTGTCGCGAATAGGTGGCCGTGACCATCCACCAGTTGCTGCCCAGCGGGTTCACGTCCAGCCGCGAGCGATAGTGGCCCGAGAACACGTCGGGAGCCAGTTCCTTGCCTTTGTCCTCCGCGGCCTGGTAACTAACGATGTCCTTGAGAAGCCACTTGAGATCCACGTCGCGGGAATACACCCCGCGGTTGTCCATGCTCAATGACCCGCGGCCAGACTCAAATAGCTCTATGACTCCCGTTGGCGGCACGGCACTACGTCACGCGAAGGCGACGCCCCCCTTGCGTTGTTCGTTGTAAATGCGCGACAGCAGATCGGCGGCCTTCTCGACAGCAACCGCCGTCTTCTCCGACGCCGACAGGAGATCCTTATCCGCCTGCTTGGCCGGCAGGCTGGGAAGCTGCATCGGAATCGCGGCATCGTCAATCAGTTTTCGAAGCCATCCCTTTGGTGCCTTGATCTTCGACTGGCTGAATGACTTCATTTCATTGAGAGCGTCGTTGAGCGACATGTCGGGTTTGACCGGCCCTTTGTTCACTTGCTCAAACGTCTTTTGGTCTGCCCACCAAGGAAGCTGCTCCGGCCGCTGAACCATGGCCGGAACCTTGTTTTCCTCTCCCTTGGTCATGTCGATCGTTTTGCCGGACGGCTGACTGTCTCCGACGCGACGCTTCATGGCATCAATGAAGGCGGCCATGTGGCCGTTCAAATCCTTCATCTGCTTGGCCGCGTCCTCTTGGGCCTTGGCGGCTCGCTCGCGAATGTCGAGCTTTGGCCCAATACCGAGTTGGCCGATGATCGACCCGGCAAACGTCCCTAGCGACGCCCTCTCCGTTCCCTTGCCTGGATCAAGCGGCCCGCCCAATGGCTTACGGAACTCGTCTCGCCTGGCGTTGTTCGCCCCCGGAGTCGCTGCCTCACTGCCTGGCTGCTGGGCCTTCCGCTGCTCAAAGGCGAGATCCGCCCGCAGTTTGGCAATCGACTCCTCGTACTGCCGATTGAGTTGCCGCGTCCGTTCGTAGCGATCCTCTGCTTCGCGCCTACGACGTTCTTCCCCCTTGACGGGAAACTGGTTTGGGTCGGCACCCGTCACGCTATTTATGGCGTTCGCTGTGCTGTTCACCTTATCTGTGACGTAGGCGAACATGTCGGCGGCACGGTCAATGATGCTGTTGAAGGCGACGTGAAAAAACTGCGCGAATCGCGTGAGGGCGATGGCGGCGTTGAGGTTCATCTGCTTGAAGGCGTTTGCAAAATCAAGTTTGCGGAACGCCGCAACGATTGAATCGACCGACTGCGTAAATGCCGGAACAAGCTTGTACGCGGCCGCGGCGATGGCACCGATGGCGACGAGAACCATGCCTAGCGGGCTGGCGAACAAGCCAACGGCCATGCTGGCAACGCGAAATGCGATGCCTGCCGCTATCAAGGCAGTGCCAAGAGCGAACAGGCCGACGGCTAGGCCGGCCACGGCTTTCGCCGCCCCAGGAAACTCTTTTACGAACGCTGAAATGGCGTCCATCGCGCCCACGACATAATCGACAACCGCGGTCGCGGCAGGGCCAAGGGCCGACGTGAAGGCTATTGAGAGCCGTTGTGTTGCCGCGCTCAACTTCTGAAAGCCACCCGTGATGCCGCTCATCATGATTTCAAACTTGGCGGCAACTGGCAGATTCCCTTCCATCGCCTTGGCGATGTTTTCAAATCCTTTTTCGCCGAGATCGGCAAACGCCCCGATCACCTTGATGCCGCGTTGCTCAAACACGTCAACAAGGGCCGCCTGGGCCATCATGATGTCTTCGGCGTTTCCGCCCATCTTGGCGAGTGCCTTTTCAAACACGCCAGCAATCTGCGCGATCGGCAGCAGTTTCCCGGCTTCGTCTCGAAAGTCGCGGATCGTCAGGCCGAGCGTCGCCAGTGCCTCGTGGGCCTCGCCGGTCGGAGCAACAAGTTTCGTGAGCAACGTCTTGATGGCAGTGCCGGCTTCTTCGCCCATGATGCCGTAACGGGCGAGTGCGGCCATCGACTGCGCCACACCGAAAAGCGTTTGGTCAAACGTCTTTCCTGCCGAGCCGACCTGCGAAAACGATTCCACCATCGCCTCGATGGACGTTTCGCTGGCGTCTGCGGCTGCGGAAAGGGTGTCGACGGCATCCTTGGCAGAAATGCCAAACACGTTCATCGACACCTTCATGAATTCAGCGGCCCTCGCCATCTCCACGCCGGAGACGCGGGCGAACTCAACCGCCGACTGCCCGGCCCCAGCGAGAACATCGTCAACGCTCATGCCGGCCTTGGTGAGCTCGAAGAACGCCTGGGCAATCTTGGACGGGTCGACGCCCATCGCCTTTGAAAGCCGCAACGCCTCATCTGAAACGCGGGCTATTTCCTTGTCTGTCAGGCCGGCGGCGGCCCGCATGCCGAGGATTGCATCCTCAAAGGTGGACGCCTGCCTAGCCGCCAGCACCATCGGCGCACCAATCGCCGTGCCTGCGAGCGAGAACATTGTGCCGAACCGCTGCATGGTCTGGCCGACGGCCTTCATGCGGCCCTGGACGCGAGCCATCGCCTGCTGAAACTGCCCGTCCTTCGCGAAGATTTCGACGAAGGCACCGCCGGCACGAACTCCTGCAGCACTGGACATGTCTAGTTCCGAAAGAGCTCGTTGAGCATTTCTTGCGTCAGGGGCCTTGGCTTTGGCGGTTCGTAGAAGGGATTGAACTCGTTGGGCTTATACGGCTGCGGATGCTTCTTCGGGTCGCGGTGGATCGAGTACTGCTGCGCCACTACCGTGCTGGTGTGGCCCCAACGCTCTTTCTGCGCCGCCTTGGCTGCCCAGAGGAGCCCCCTGAGCGTCCACTGGCCTGGGTGGACGCCGACGATTCCTGCGAGCTCGTAGCAAAGTTGGTAGATGTCAGTGCTTCGTCCATTTGCTGACCGATCTCGCCCATCCTGTCCCGCACGATCGCGGCCATCCTCTCCTCCGCTGCCTTCGCCTTCTCCAATGCCATCATCAACGCTGGTTTCACGTTGCTCCGGCAAAAAAAAACCACTTCCTCAAGGATGGCCGTGGACGCCTCGTGTAGCACGTCGGCATTGAAAAGGTCGTAGAACCGCTCCGGCGACACGCCACGTGCTTCGGCCTGGCTGGCGCAGAACTGGTACAGAACGTGGCCCAGCGTGTACGGGTCGCCAAGCTGCGACAGGCTTTTTTGAGTCGTCGGCAGGTCAAGCAGGTCGACTCCGGTTTGCGTCTTGATCCGCTCAAACATGCCGAGGCTGCCAGCCACGTCCCAGGTTGTCCCGTTGATGTCGCGGAATGACTTCATGCTAGATGGCCCCGTGCTTCCACTGCTTGAGAGTGAACCTGCCGCGGACGCAATCGTCGAGCGGCTCGCTCACGTCAGAGTCGCAAATCATGAAATCAGCCGACACGGCACGCAGTCCGTTGGCAGTCGTAACCTTCACAACTCCGTCGTGCTCCTCTATCGCCACCAAGACGGCTATTTCTTCCGGCTTGAGCACTTCGATGTCTATTTCCCATGTCCGGCGAACCACCACCGTTGAACCGTGCTTGTGGCCGTAGCCAGTTGCATCATGCTCCGTGACGATTCGCCGGACGCCTACGTCGCGCACGCTTTTCAACTGCACACTGGACGCCCCAGAGGGCAGCGAAATGCCGGACGCTCCCGTTGGCAAAGAAACGGTGAACGTGCAATCCTTTCCTAGCGCAAATCGCCTCTGGTCAGGATTAGGCACGACTCCCCCCCTCTTTAGGCTCCCGCCGCGCCGGTCACGTCGGGAGTCTTCCGCAGGCTGATCGTGAACTCAACCGCACCGTCAAGTTCTTCCGGCTGGCTGATGGACATGACTTGGTAGGTGCCGCTTGGCAGTTGCAACCCGCTGCCGGTCACGCCGCTTGCGCCAGTGGCCGTTACGCTGTGGACGATTGTGCCGGTGATGCCAACCAAGCACCTGTGGTCGAGGGCCACGACCTCAATCGTCGTGTTCTTGCGGACAAACGCAAACTCCTGCTCGTCGCCGGAGCCGCGGGTTGTCACGTCGGCTTCAGCCGCAGTTTCGTAGGTGATCGAAACGCTTTTGACATCCTTGTTGTCGATGCCCGCTCCGCTCACGCCTGTCGCGCTGGAGCTGAATTCAAAATTGCAATCCTTGCCGAGATAATACTTGTGGGGAACTGCGGGCATTTGCGACGCTCCTGCTTTGTTTTAGGGCTTTATGGCTGCCTGTACGTCAGTATACCAGTAGGTTTTTGGGCGTCTAACCTCGGAATTGCCCAATAAAGGCGTTCCTAATGTCGCCTTTGGCAATCGCCTTCCGCATGGCCGGTTTCATGAACGGCCTTTTGGGGTAAACGGCCGTGTCGAATTGAGCGGCCTTTGCCCACCGCGTCTTGTCCCTAGGCTCCGCGCCTTCTGGAAGGCTCCAGAAAATTGGCGACCGCATCATGCCTCGCCTGTTCGGAGTCTGCTGCTGGAATATCCAGTAATTCCTTCTGACAGTGCCGCCGAACTCGTGCAGGTACGGGAGCCTTCTCCCCTTGTGGCTAGGGCCAGCCACCGCCGATTTCGTGGACGGATCAAAGTAGTTCCACAGATTGCGTCGAAAGCCGAGCATGTGACCCCACGGAACGTGCGTGTGCGGAGGGTCTCCTGGCTTTGACGCAGGCCGCTGCGATATTTCGCGGGCACGCTGCATGGCCGCCCTACGGTCTCTGTCAGAGACCTCGTAATTGAAATACTCGTAATTTCTTCGCTTGCGAGGGTTTGCCAAGACGGCCAGCGGGACGCTTGGGAACCGATTCATCACCTTGAGCCGAGGTCTTGCCAAGCCCATCTTCTTGATGGATTTTCTGGCGTAATCCTTGACCCTCGCAGATCCTTTCATCAGCGACCGATACGTCATTCGGTCGAGTGCCTTGATTACCTTTTCGCGGTCGAAGAAGTTTTCGACGCTGGCAGCAAAAGCGACCTTTGGGATTCTGAACTGCCCAGATGCGGTGACGAAACCGCCGCCTGGCATGAACGGATTGCCCGCTCGCGCTACAAACGCAACCATCTCACTCTCCCTCTACTGGCGGGTCGAGAACGTACCGCGGCACGCGATACGTCACGTCGATTTGAGCAAGAAACACTCGCTTTTCCGTCAACGAGTCGCGGTCAAACTGCACTTCCATCGAGCATGCGAAATACTTTGCCGAATCCGGCATCCCCTCCGTGACCAGCAAATCGGAGCGGATCGCGTCCATGATCTCCTGGCCCAGGTTGGTCAAGGCGTCGATGTCGCCGTTGCTGCCGTCAACCGTCTTGCCGATGACAACCATCACCTGCTGCGTGAACAAGTCCATTCCGCGGCTGCCACGCTCCGTCTCGACCGGCCCTGGCACGACCGAGACCTTGATCGTGGAGAGCTCGCGGGCCTCGTAGTCCGGCACGTAACGCCTGGTGGCCTCGATGGACGCATAGGGGGAGGAAAACGTGTATTCGGACAGGCCAGCCGCGAGGGCGTCGGCGATCTGGACTGCTATCGAGTAGGGCATTGGCTATGCGGCCTGCGGGCCGACCTCCGAAAGTTTGCGTTCCAGCACCGTCAGGTTGGCGACTAGCCGAGAATCGTCGGGGGCTCGCCGGACGGCCTCCCTGGCGAACTTCAACGCCTCGCGGTCGCGGCCTAGCCTTGAGGCGGCCATGCAGGCTATGTCGGCCGGCAGGGGGCCGTAGGCCCGCGAGTCGCTTGCGTGCGTCTGCGAGTCTGGCGGGCATGCGCATGCCTGGCGGGCGTAATACAAGGCAGACACGTAATCGTTCATGCTGACGGCCATTTGGGCGAAGGCCAGAAAAGCCTCCGGCTCCTGCGGGCTCTCTAGGATTGCGCGCAGCAGGTGCGTCTTCATGCTGGCCGGCTCAATCTTTGCGAGCATCCGCAGTGCGTAGGCTCTTTCGGGGGCAGACCCGCCGGGCATCTTTAGGTAGCGATTCCAGGCGTCTTTGGCCTCTGGGTCAGCCGCGTAGTCGAGCTCGCGGGCCAGATACCAGTGCATGCGGGCGTCTGTAGGCACTTCCTTGACGGCCTGCCGCAGCAGCGTCAGGTCGGTGCTGTGCCGCTTGCCTGGCTGCCTGTGATGGCGGATGACGAATCGGTCGCTGCGTGTCTGCGTGTCCTCTCCAGACCAGCACACCAGCCCCTCGTGCGTCGCCCCCGTCCACCGATAGCCCTGGCGGCGGTGAACGCGGTCGCACAAAAACCGGACGTGCTCCGACCAGTGATACCAGTAGCGGAGCCGGCACGTCTCCGGCTTCCAATCGGCCTCCAAGGCCTCTCGCCAGCCTGGATCAAGCACTTCGTCAAGATCGAGCCGTATGCACACGTCCACGTCTGGCGGCATGTGGTAGAGCGACAAGTTGTGGGCATCGTCCCACCGCCACGGAACCGGGCAGCCGTGGGCCACCGTGACGCCAGCGGCCCGCAAGAACTCAACGGTGTTGTCGGTAGAGCCCGTGTCGGTGACGACGCGCACGTCGGCCTCTCGGCAGGAAGCCTCCCAAGCCGGCACGTTGCCAGCCTCGTTTTTTGCCAGAGCGTAGATGCCTATTTTCATGTCAGCACCGCCACCTTGCGCAGGCCGTCGTGAACGAACTCAACCTGCCTGTTCGACTCCCTCGCGAACACGTCCACCGCCTTGGCAACCTCTGGATTGCACACGTCGTCGGCCAAAATGCCCCGGCAGTGCTGGACGAGCCGCAGGTCGGCTAGGGCACCGGCAAACGAGTGGTCGCCGTCCACGTGGGCAAAGCACGCCCGCGGCAGACTGCGAACAGCGTGCGAGTCAACCACGATCAGATCCGCCTCAATGTCGTAGCGGTCGATCAGCCGCTTGGCGTGGGCTAGGCAGTCAAGCGAATCGTCGTCCATCGCCCCGTCCACGCACAGGAAGGACGCCCTCGGGGCGGCCTCGCGAAACGCCATGATGGAGTACCCGCACCTGGTTCCGATTTCAAGGATTCGCCGCGGCTTGAAACGCTCGCAGATCGCCGCCTTCATCGCGTAATGGCCGATGACCGCAGAATCGCAGAAGAACCAATCGTTCTCCCGCCAATTCGACTCAAGTGTTCGCTTCACTCTTTCGTAGAGCCCGACCGACATCATTCGAGAGGCTCCAGTAACTCGACTACTTCTGCCAGCGGCATTTCGCACAACCAAGCCTCCGCATCCCTCACGCCAAACGACGCAATCAGATTGCCGCCCAAGTAAGCCAAGCCGGCGGCGAACTCAATGGCCCGCAACTCGCGAAACGCGAAAGGTGGCGAGATAGCGTCGATTCGCCACCCTGCTGGCTCGTCGAAACGGACGAACCGATGCTCGTAGATCCTCTCGCCGTTGGCCTCGTGGGCGACCTCATGCACGATGGCAAGCCATTTGCCGTCGCCGATGGGCACAAGCTGCGAGCCGCCGCGGAAACTGCGGGCGACTGCCGGAGCCTCTGCGGCCATCTCCACAAGCCACCTGCCAAACTCCTCCTCGACTACGCACGTATGGCCTTGATGCGAGCAGGCATAGATCCACGCCCGGCGGCCCGATACGGGCATCCAATTCTTTTCGTGCTGGCCGTCGGCCGTGTCTGGGCAGCGGAGGCCAAGAGTCTTGCCGGAGGCCGGGAGTATTTCGCAAAGGCCGATCCTGCAGGTTCCGTCCTGGCCGCTCCAGTTGCGAACCGTT